CCAAGTACCCCATCGTCGTCCTCGTGAACCGCAACACCGCCTCCGCGGCTGAGATCGTCTCCGGCGCGCTTCAAGATCATGATCGTGCGTTGATTGTTGGAGAGACCACCTTCGGCAAGGGCCTCGTGCAGACCGTCTTCCCGATCTCCGAGAACACCGGCCTCGCGCTCACGACCTTCCACTACTACACGCCGTCGGGCCGCCTCATCCAGCGCAACTACAACAACGTTTCGCTGTACGACTACTACTACGTCCGCGACAGCGCCACCGCTCCCAAAGACAACGCCAACCGCGAGGTCAAGCTCACCGACTCCGGCCGCACCGTCTACGGCGGCGGCGGCATCACCCCCGACGAGAAGATCGACAGCATCAAGTCCAACCACCTGCAGGACAACCTGCTCCGCCAGTACGCGTTCTTCAACTTCTCCAAGCACTACCTCGCCACCCACACGGTCGAGAAGAGCTTCACGGTTGACGACGCGATCCTGCAGCAGTTCAAGGACTTCCTGAAGTCGCAGAAGATCGAGGCCACGGACGCGGACATCGCAACCAACATCGACTGGATCAAGGCCAGCATCAAGAGCGAGCTCTTCACGTCGCAGTTCGGCCAGAATGAAGGCCTCCGCATCCGCGCCGAGTGGGACCCGCAGATCAACAAGGCCCTAACCTTCATGCCCGAAGCCCAGGCCCTCGAAGACCACACTCTGCCTTCGCAACAGAAGACCCAGACCGCCAGCAAATAATCTCGATCCACAACAAAAACAAAGGCCGCGCCAACCAGGCGCGGCCCTCGTCTTTTCTAATCCCTAATCCCTAATCCCTGTTTTTTTGGAGCGGGAGACCGGGATCGAACCGGCGACATTCAGCTTGGGAAGCTGACGTTCTGCCACTGAACTACTCCCGCCCATTGTTTTATACAACTTAGGCTACTACTTCCGCCTTACTATCCATATTACTATCCATCTTGCTATAGTCGACGTCAGCCGAGCGGCCCTCGAAAGCCTCTGCACGGACATCGACGGATAGGAAACGGATAGTAAGCATGGCGACGAAAGTGAACCTAAAGAAGTATCTCCCGCTGAACGGAAAATGGCAATTCGCACCGGTTGTAAAGGTCAATGGACGGCCCGATCCGAAGAGGGTCTTGATCGGCGGCAAGGCCGTCGGCGGGACCACCGGGACGTTCTACTTGGAGTGGCGCGAAAGTGGAAAGCGCATCCAGAAGCCGGTCGGGTCCAGCCCCCGGGAAGCTCTTGACGCCTGGCGTGACAAGGTTGCACGGCTTGTCGAGGGTGACGACATCCCGGAGGAGTCGTCCCTCGCCCCGAGTGTCAGCAAGGGGTCTGGCTCCATCGAGACCGCATTCGCGACCTTCCTGACTCAGGTAGAGGCCACCAAGTCGCCGGGCACCCTGGACGCGTACAGGGCAGACCTCGACTGGTGTGCGCAGAGCCTTAAGGCGCTGGATCTACAGACGGTGCGGGGAGTGACCCACGCCCGGGTCATGGATATGTTGAGCCTTGGCCGAAAGCAGGGGCTCGCTCAGTCCAGCATCAACCGGCGTGTCATGGTGTGCTTGATGGCCCTCCGGAAGGCGGGCTCATCGGTCAGAATGGGACCACGTGAGTGGCCATCGGTAGCCGAGACCGAGATCGATATTTATCAGCGGGACGAGATCGAGACCTTCCTGAAGGCCTGTGATCTTCGCGAGGGTCTCATCTTCAGGACGTTTCTCCTCACCGGCTTCCGGGCCCGGGAGGTCGCCACACTGACCTGGGACTCGATCGATTGGAACCGGAACACGTTGTCAGTCAAGGCGCGCCCGGCGTACAAGTTCGTGCCGAAGTCGTATGAGGCCCGGGAGGTGCCCGTCCCGGCTGCATTCATCGAGCAACTGCGCGTGTGCAGGAAGCAAGTGAAAGGGGACCTCGTGTTCCCTACCCCACCCCACCCGAAGCGGAGCAGCTACGGAGGCGACAAGCCCGACGCTCACCACCTTGAACTCTGCAAGGCGGTCGCTCTTCGGGCTGGCCTGAATTGCGGCAACTGCTCGGTCACCTCGACGACCACGGTGCGACAGAAAACGGGTTCGCAGCTTCCGAAGAAGTACAGGACGCGCACCAAGCGGTGCTCGGTAGACGCGTCCTGTACCCGGTGGTATCTGCACAAGTGGCGGCATACCTTCGCCACCAACCTGCTCCAGTCCAACGTGGACATCCGAAGCCTTCAGACGCTGCTCGGTCACCAGAATCTGGCCACGACCGAGAAGTACGTGAAGGCCCTTCGAATCGATGACCTCAGCAGCAGGATCGAGGCATCCCTCCTGACCCGGTACGTCTAGGCTGCGGTGGCCAGCCTGGCCGCCGCAGCGCTCTCCGGCGACTTCTTTCGGAAGTGCATCGAGAGCGCTGCGGGGTCAAACTTGCGGACCCCGCCGATGATGAGTGATGGCAGCTGCTTGCGCTGCGCCATGCGGTACGCAGTACTCTTCGAGATCTGGAGCACGGCTGCCACGTCGTCGATCGTGAGCAGACCGCGATGCGCCTCGATGGCTGCGATGAGGCTCCAAGCCCCAGGTGAGGTGTTCTGGCCGGGCGCGCTCATGCCGCCACCGCCAGTTCCTGGTCAATCCCGCGATAGCAGAGGACCTGCACCAGCGATTCCGGGTCGGGACTCACCAGCGTGCGGATCAGCCACGCCGTTTCCTCTTCGGACGCCTCGTAAGCGGGCCAAATGTAAGCCAAGGTTTGCGCGATGCTGCTGGTCAGAATCTCCTCGCGGCGCTGCTTGAGCCATGAAACGAACTTGTCGATCGGGATGAGCTTATTGAGTTCCGCAATCTCGTAATGCCGATCGAAACACGCCTGCATCATGTCCTCATCAGACAGAATCAGGCTCGACGAAACCCGCCTGCGATCGTTGTCGTCGACATGGTCCTTACGCATGACGCGTTCTGCGCCCCAACTATCCGCGATGTAGGAGCGGACGGTGAAGAAGTATTCTGACGCGTACCAGAACTGCGTCGCGAGAGTGCCGTTGTGGCCGAGACCGAAGTAGAGGTAGTCGGTGGCAGCTTGCGAAATCACCTTCAGGTAGAGCAGCTTATAGGGGCTGTCGGTACCGGAGGCGAATGCGGTGAAGTCGATCCGATCGAGACGATCAAAGCCGCCAAACGGGCGGGCACACATGCCGCCCTTCTTGGCGGGTGCGGCAACTTGGGATGTAGAGGATGAATTGCGGGCGCGGTCGCTGGCGACAAGGCGCTGTGGGACTATATGCACGAGTGCACTCCAATGGTTTGAGAGCTGGAGATGATCGCGGGACCGAAGTCTCACCGCTGAAGTGCCCACTCGATCGGTGGAAAGCACCACACTCGGATACTAAGCGTCCGTTGCGCTGTATGGCCATTAGATGAAATTAGCCTGTCGAAGATTCAATATCTCATCGTCGCTGTTGCACGAAAGACTTGTTCATAGACAGCGCGTTCGATGTCTACAGAGGCTCTGACAGGGCACCAGGCGCTTCGGGCGCTGGGGTGCCCATCCCACACTGAAGGCCGGTTACGGGGCACTGCTTGGCCCACACGGCCCCCGCCCCGTTCCACGCTAGGTTCCGTTCGATCAAGTGACCGTCCGCGCCCCAAGCGTCGGCGGCACCCACGGTCACATCAGTTAAGGCCTTTTGTCGTTGCACTCGTCGTTCGCGCGCGACCGGCAGAACGTTCACTCAGTTCACGGAGTCCAAGCCGGTACTTGGGAGCGCTGCTTTACACGAAGGGAGTAGTTAGCATTTAGCCTCGCACAATCGATAATCGCACGGTATTTACGGACCGATCCGGTTTTCGACAGGCGCGCTCCGATACTAGCAAGCCGTGAAGAGCAAGTACCGCTTCTCCAGATCAAGTAGGCCCGAAGGGCTTATGTCTTTGGCTCAGCGCACCCGAGAGGCTAACTTCAGAACATGCCCGAAACAACTGTAAACAAAGTGAAGCGCAGGCCCGGACGGCCAACACCGGACCTGCCCATCGGCCAGCGCTTCGGTCGACTCACCATCATTGGACGCTCCCCAAGCCCGCGTCCAGAATGCCGCCACGTGCGCCTGGCTGCTCGATGCGACTGTGGCCGCACCACGGTGGCGCGCCGTGCCGACATCGTGCGCGGGTTCACCAAGAGCTGCACCTGTGGCGAGCGTGACTCGTTCAAGCGGAATTGGGACACGCGGGCAGAACACCTTCCGGAGTCGAAGCTCCGGAGCATTGCCGTGGCGTCCATCGCCCGCCCTTTTCAGGCCGCCTCGATCGCATTGAGGCATCGGGTTTCGCTTCCTTTGGTCGGCGCGGCCTTCAGAGTTCACACCCGGCGCTTAGTCGAGAAGTTCCGACAACAGTTCACTCGATCCAAGTACAACCCATCTCAGAGGAGCACCCGTCTCTCGACTCCAGAGTTCCGTTGGCTGACGAAGTGGTTCAGAAAGACGGAGCCGCGTACCACCGAACCACTCGTTATCTCGATGGCCGATCTCGAACCTGAGCAGCAAACCTACTTCTCATCCTGGTCGACGTTCTCGTTCCGCACGATGTTGTCTTAACCAATTTCTCCGCACGACAGGATTCCCGCTACCTGCGGTCGAGTCCTTCCCACCAAATAGACGGCCATCAGCGCCGCACACCAGAGGCAATCCGCCTCGATAGGAACCATCATGCCTTCAATCGCAATCATCCCGCCCCCACTCGCCTCCGACGCGCTCACAATCGTCTCCAATGCTGCCGATCCGACGCGTATGCGAACCCTACTTGCCCGTACCGTGCTGGAATCATCCACAGGCTGCCGCATTTGGACCGGTGGTCGTGCAACTCAGGGTCGATACGGGATCGTCTGGGACGGGACACGCCCCATACTCGCCCATCGTGCTGCCTATGAGGCTTCGTTCGGTCAGCTTCCGGCTGGGAGTCTCCGGCATGAGAGCAATTCGAGCGAGGTTCACCACTCCTGTGCGAACCGGTTGTGCATCAATCCTGCTCATCTCGAACTCGTGACGCGTTCACAACATGCAGCGGCTCATCGCGAACTGCGGATGGCTGCCTAATGGCTGAACTGCTCGTAATCGGTTCCGCGTTGACCGGAGTTGCACTCATAACGGCGGCAATCCGGCACACTCAAATCGCCAGACTCCAACGCAAGATCGCTGCACTCTCGAAGTAGTTCCGCCCCCGCCAAGATTATCCCCGCCACAACCCAGACCGGTGCCAGCCGACCCCATCGGCGGCCCGGTCCCCGCCTTCCACCTCTTCCAAGGAATCCATCATGCCTCAGTTCTCCTCCGTCCGCCCCGCGTCTGATTCAGATGAAGTCGACATCGAGCGCGTTCCGCGTCACGTTGCCGCAACCGCTCTCCGTCCAGCCCGGTCCTTGAGGCCGGGTGTCTCGATGATGGAAGCCGCCGCCGCAGGCCAACTTGAAGCGTGCGCAATCCGTGATGGATGGAGGTTCTCGTATCCCGTTCGCATCCTGAGCCGCGCAGAACAGGACCGCTTCGAGCGCGAAATCCCGGTGGTGTTCATTGGCTAGCTCCGACCTTGATCTCGCTTACAACGTGTGGTGGACGTCGCCTCGGTCCAATTCTGACCCGACCGAACTCATGAATGCTGTCCGGAAAGAAGCTCTCGCTATGTGCCGGTCATCGCAGGACGGGGAGGACGTAGCACAGGAAGCCATGTTGGTGGTGTCCAATGGGCTGCACTCATTCCATCGGGCGACGCCGACAGCCTTCTCTCATTGGGTGCGGTCAATCATTCGACGCAAGCGGCTGGAACTCTACCGCACGTCCTCTCATCACACCCGGGAATTCGATGAGGGCACGACGAACTTACCGTCGGAGGGCGTTGAAGTAGTCTTCATGGACACCAGTTTGCTACCTCCGTCCATACAGTCTGTCGCTTCTGGCATCCTGGCCGGCTACAGTCTGACGGAGATTGCGGGGCAGTTGGGAATCACCTCAGCAGCTCTCAGAAACCGGCTTGCCAGATTCCGCGCATCTGCGTTACGGAACGCCGCCTGAGTTGCATCATCTAGTAGAGTCCCTTCACCACTCCAACTTCCGGCAGGACAGAGCCGAGCGCATCGCGCGCAGTCTAATGCTGTCCACTTCCCCACTCGACCTCCGCGACACTCACCTGTGGGTGTTTGCGTGCAGGTTCCTTCCTTCGAAATAGAGGCGGGTGGGTAAGACATCGGCTCCGACCCAAGGTAGCCATGAGGTAGCGTATGTCGGAACCCCTTCAAGCAGTAGCAGGTCAGGTCGCGGACAATACCAAGTCGTTCTTTCACTCAGACGTGTTCCACAACCACATCCGAAGCTGGACGTTCGTTGTGCTGGCCATCTTCCTCATGAGTTTCCTGTGGGTTCACGAGTCGAACAGCAACACTGCTTCCAATGCCACCGCCGCCGCGGTCCTAAAGCAGGGCCAGGAAACGCAGGCCGCTCTCACCAAGCAGATCGACAGTGTGAAGTCAGATACTGCTTCCAAGGTCGCCGTCATCCAGGCACAGGCTGATTCGACGAGGACAGTAGCGCAGGCCATCGCCGCGCTGCGAACCGCTTCCGGGTCCGGTCAAGGCGTATCCCTCCAGCCCATCATCGTCGAGCCAGCGCAATCTGCAACAGCATCATCAGCAGCCCTCTCCCCGACAACCACCGGCACTCAGACAGCATCCGGCGACACACCGGTCGCAACCATCACCGGAAACGACCTGAAGACCCTGGCCGATAACGCTTTCGCCTGTGACCAGAACGCCATCAAGCTGGACGGTTGCCGTCAGGAGCTCAACTTTGAGACAGCGAAGGTCAGCGAGTCCACTAAGGAAGTCGCGGCGCTCAAAAGCATCAAGCAGCCCTCAGCGTGGAAGCGAACGCTTACAGTAACGAAGCACGTAGCAGTCGGCATCCTCATCGGTACTGCAATCGGCGCCTCACTCATCGCAGGCAAGTAGCTACATGCCATCCAGAGCACAACGCCCATGTCGACGTACCGGCTGCCCGGCTCTCGTCAAGAGCGGCTTATGTGAATCCCACAAACAAGATGCACGAACTTATGACCGGTGGCGCGGCTCAGCAGCGTCGCGCGGCTATGACGGTGCCTGGTCTCGCTTACGTCTAGTTGCGTTGGAGCGTGACAACTTCCTGTGCCAACGCTGCTTGGCTGGAGACATTGTCACCCCGGCCCAAGATGTCGATCACATCCATCCAATCAGCCAACGACCGGACCTACGCTTGGTGCTCACGAACCTTCAATCACTGTGCAGGGCGTGCCATAGCGCAAAGACCGTCAGCGAACAGGCTAGTCGGGCGTGACCCTGATTACGTCGTAGTTGCGACGCAGCGCATGGCTAGAACTTGTGGCCGTTCTGATACCAATGAACCGCCAGAGTTCCGATACTCAGAACAAGGGTTAGAAGAGCGGCACGATATGTCCACCGAAACCGCTTCTCACCACGGCGCACGTGAACCCACGCTTCGTCAAGCACGCATTCAGTTCTTACCATCAGGACTTTGACAGCTTCCTCCACGTCGCTGAACGGTCTCGCGGCGTGAGATGACAGTGCAGCCAAGCGCTCCATCGCATCAATGAGTTCAGTGGAGCGTGCTTTCCTGGAATCCAGCCTCAGCTTAATTCGATATGTGAGATTGTTTGCTTCCGCAACGAGATCATCGGTCGCTCCAGTCTTCACGTCAAAAGTTATCCGGTCTTGCAACCGATACTTGATGTTGGCGTGGAATAAAGCGACCGAGACAGAGCAAAGCTTAGCAACGTCCTCTCTGAGCGCATCGATCCACTGCTGCCTGAACTCTGACACTTTCGAGTCCTTGCCTACGGCCAGACTGATCGTCGCGACACTCGCACCGATGATCGAAGTCAGCATTGCTCCGCTATCCATAATCCCCTCACCTGCATAGTACCCGACCGGGTAGGGGGGTCTAAATCCTTCCGAGTCAGCGACCTCGGAGACCGCTCCCTGGGCACATTTTCACCGCCGCGAAATGAAGGGTGGGGGTATAGACCCTCAAGGACGACCATTTGCTACTCTCAGACCTCATCCCCGATGCCCGCAACGCAAACAAGGGCACCCAACGTGGCCACAAGCTAGTTGCAGAATCGCTTAAACGCTATGGGGCGGGCAGGTCTATTCTCATTGACCGCGATGGCCGCGTCATTGCAGGCAACAAGACTGCTGCAAATGCCTCATCGCTTGCTTCAGATGACGTAATTGTTGTTCAGAGTGACGGAAGCAGGTTAGTCGCCGTACAACGCACCGACCTGTCGCTGGATGACCCGGAGGCGAAGGCCCTCGCCATCGCCGACAACCGGGTCGCCGAACTCGGCCTTGAGTGGGACGCTGCTGTGCTTGGCGAGATGGCGGGTGAGCTAGACCTCAAGCCCTTCTTCACCGAAGCTGAATTCCACAGCATCGTTCCCCGCACTATCGCAGAAGAAGAGGATGTTCCGGAACCACCAGCGGAGCCGATCACCAAGCCCGGCGACCTGTACGTGCTCGGTGACCATCGCCTCCTGTGTGGGGACGCCACCATCGTCACAGACGTCGAGCGGCTCATGGATGGCGAAATGGCTGACTTGAATTGGACCGACCCACCTTACAACGTGGCTTATACCGGCAAAACGGACGAAGCATTGAATATCCTGAACGACTCCATGGGAGCGGAGGCCTTCCGACAGTTTCTCCATGATGCCTTCTCGAACGCTCTCATGGTTACGAAGCCTGGCCGCCCTGTTTATGTTGCGCACGCCGACATGGAAGGCCACAACTTCCGCCTCGCGTTCATGTCGGCGGGATGGTCTCTTCGGTCCTGCCTGATTTGGGCGAAGAATTCCCTGGTGTTAGGGCGCGGAGACTACCACTGGCAGCATGAGCCGATCCTTTACGGCTGGGCTCCAGGTGAGGCTCACGTTTGGTACGGCGACCGGACCCAGACGACAGTATTGGAATTCGACCGGCCCACACGAAGCACTTCCCACCCAACGATGAAACCGGTTGGGCTCGTCGAATACTGCATCGGTAACAGCAGCCTGCAAGGTGACCGCGTCCTCGACCTCTTTGGTGGATCGGGAACCACGCTCCTAGCGTGTGAAAACACCGGGCGCAAGGCGTACACGATGGAACTCGACCCGCGATATTGCGACGTGATCGTCGCTCGCTGGAAAGCCGTCACCGGAAAGAAAGCTACTCTCCATGCCCGGTCGGAAACCTAAGCCCACAGCTATCAAGCTGCTTGATGGCAACCCGGGCCACCGCCCCATCAACAAATCTGAGCCCCAATTCTCCGGCACTCCGACTTGCCCGAAGCATCTGGACAAGGTTGCGAGAGCCGAGTGGCGACGCGTTGAAAGCGAACTCGCTGCAAGCGGTCTGCTGACCACTGTAGACCGTGCTGCACTGGCAGCCTACTGCTCCGCATGGAGTCGTTGGGTGAACGCAGAAGAGAGCATTCAGAAGTTCGGTGCGGTCATCAAGTCGCCGAAGTCTGGGTTCCCTATCCAGAATCCTTACGTCGGCATCGCAAACACGGCCATGGATCAGATGCGGAAGTTCCTGGTCGAGTTCGGCATGACGCCATCGTCGCGTTCTCGCGTCCACGCGGCAGATGCGCCGACCAGCGCAGATCCATTCCAGGACTTTATGGCGTCGCTCGGCGCGAGTGACATCACGAATGACGAAGAAACCCTACAGCCAGAGAGCGCATGACTACTGCCGCAGGGTAGTTTCACGCGAGGTTATCGCTTCCAAGTGGATTCGACTCGCTGCCAAGCGTCACCTTGATGACCTGGAACGAAGCGACAACCGCTGGTACTACGACGCTATAAAGGGCGACCGAGTTTGCGCTTTCATTGAGCAGCATCCTCACGAAAAGGGACCGAAGCAAGGCCAGCCCTTCTTGCTCGAAGACTGGCAGGTGTGGATTGTCTGCTCGATCTTCGCTTGGGTAGACCACTCAGGTACTCGCAAGCACCGCGAAGCTTTCCTGCTCATCCCGCGCGGCCAAGGCAAGTCGCCTCTCGCCGCTCTCCTCGCCCTCTGGATGACCTTCTTCGACGGCGAAAAGGGTGCAGAAACACTGACCGCCGCCACAACAGAGAAACAGGCCCGAGAGGTGTTTGGGCCTGCGTTGCATTTCGTCCGCGAAGTACCCGCGTATGCTCGGCTGGGAATCACAGCGGCTGCGAAGTCGATATTCCAAACGAGAACTAGCGCAAAGTTCAACGCGGTCATCGGCAAGGCTAAGTATGGCTCCGCCCCTTACTGCTGCATCATGGATGAGGCTCACCAACTCCTTGACAGTCAGCAATATGACAACTTCCGCACAGGACTAGCCAAGAGACGCAACTCCCTTCTGCTCACGGTCACCACCGCCGGTGTTGCAGCAGCCGAGAACCCGGCCTATATCCTTCAGACGGACTGCGAGAAAGTCCTACAAGGGGTAGTCGAAAACGACCGCATCTTTGCGGCCATCTACACCGCCGACCTCGATGTGGACTGGACCTCGCTCGAAGCGCTCCAAATGGCGTGCCCGAACCTTGGGGTGAGCGTCGACGCTGAGTCTCTGGCTCTGGATCAAGCTGAAGCTGTTCGCAAACCGGCTCGCCAGAACGGCTTTCGAGCGATGCACCTCAATCAGTGGATGACCGCCACCGCAGCCTGGATGAATATGTCGTCCTGGGGCAAGTGCTATGACCCGGACCTCACAGAAGACAGCGTCAAGCACCTACCTTGCTGGATCGGCTCCGACCTCGCATCCAAGCTGGACCTCAGCGCCGTCGTCCGCCTCTATCGAGACGATAGTCAGGGCGACCGGCCACATTACTATGCTTTGACCCGGACCTATCTCCCCGAAGAACGCGTCAACGCGCCTGAACTGACGCACTACTTTGGATGGTCGAAGCAAGGCTACCTGACGTCAACGCCCGGCTCCTCCATCGATTACGCCACGCTTGAGGCCGACGCACTATCCGACATTGCAGGCAACCAGGTTCGGGAGCTCGCTTTCGACCCCCGGTACGCCGATCAATGGTCCTTGAGGCTCTCCGAGCTATCAGACGTGACCCGCGTTGAAGTACCGCCATCACCCGCGGTACTGTCACCGGCCATGAAAGAAGTCGAATCTGCTGTCGCTGACGGTCGCTTCCATCACGACGCACACCCTGTATTGACCTGGTGTATGTCCAACGTTCTCACCCGCGAGTCAGCCGCCGGGAATTACTCGATGCCGACCAAGCAACGGCCCGAGAGCAAGATCGACGCGGCTATTGCGTTGTTCATCGCAATGGCGCGGGCACGGTTATCCGAGCCCGAACCATCCTCTAACTTCGCTTTCCTTATGGTCTAAATGCCCGTTTTCGCAGACAAAATGACGACGCTCGGCTTGAGTGACGGGACACCTGTCGAGACACGCTGGAATCTCAACAGCCCATCGACGCCCCTCACCGCAATCGCCGCCTGGAACGACATCGGCGGGGGCTCCACAAGCTCCGGTGAGATCGTCACAGAGCAGAACGCGATGTGTATCAGCACGGTTTTCACATGCGTGACCATCCTCGCGGAGTCCGTCGCCTCGCTGCCTTGCCGCCTTATGCGATCCACGGCCAACGGGGACTCCCCGGCCACCGATCACAATCTATGGGCTCTACTTGCTGAGTCGCCGAATCCAGAGATGACGGCGTTCACATTCTGGTCCTCTATCGTCGGAGCGTCCGCGCTGTGCGGCAACTCATACGCACAGATCATCCGCGACCTGTCCGGCACACCGGAATCCATCTGGCCACTCAACCCTCTCAAGACTGAGCCGGTCCGTAACGCAACGGGCCAGCTCGCTTTCAAAACAACGGACGGCATGACGGACGGCGCGTATCGAATCATCCCCGCCGCCGATGTGCTGCACTTTCCCCTGTTCTCGCTGGATGGCATCAAGGGTATCTCCCCCGTATCCGCAGCCCGCGAATCATTCGCCATGGCGAAAGCGATGGAACGGTATGGCGCGCGGTGGTTCGCCAATGGTGCAACGCCACCGTCACTGCTCATCAATAAGTCGACGGGGAAGCCCGATGCGAAGGCGCAGAAAGAGTTCGTAGAGGCGTGGCAAGCCGCACACAGCGGAACCAATCAGCACAAGCAGGGAATCCTCTGGGGCGATTGGGACGTGAAGACGATCGGGCTCTCGCCTGAGGACTCGCAGTTCCTGGTCGCCCGCAATTTTCAGCGCAGCGACATCGCTGCCATGTTCAAGCTTCCGCCGCACATGGTCGGTTCCCTTGAGAAGCTCAGCAACTCCAATTACTCCGGCCAGCAGTTGGGCTTCGTCACGGACACGCTGCGTCCCATACTGGTCCGCATTGAATCCGAACTCAAGCGCAAGCTGCTCAAGTCGTCCCGATTCTTCGTCGAGTTCGACACGAGCGAACGCCAACGCGGTGACTTTCAGGCGATGGCTCAGAGCATTGCCCTGGCACGGCAGTGGGGTGTCCTCGATGCTGACGAATGTCGCGCCATGCTTGGCTATGCGCCACGCGGAGGCGCTGCTACCGCGCTAATCACGCAGGTCAACATGACCAACTTAGAATCTCTCGCGAAAGCTACGCCACCACCCACGGAAGTCCCCACGACATGAAGATTGAACGCCGCAACATAACTCAGGAGTTCCGCGTCAGCGACCCGGCGGACGCGTCGCCGACCATCGCAGGCTTCGCCGCTGTGTTCGACTCCGCCGCAAGCAACGGCCTTTGGATCGAGTCCCTCGATCCTCACTGCTTTGACAACGTGCTCGCGTCCAACCCCGATGTTCGCGCCTTGTGGAATCACAATCCCGACCACGTCCTTGGCCGGTCGACATCGGGCACGCTGGCACTGAGCATCGATGCACGAGGTCTGGCATACACAGTTAGCCCGCCCGACACGCAAATGGCTCGCGACCTAATGACCTCGATGCGTCGCAAAGATGTCACCGGCTCATCGTTCGGCTTCATAGTGAAGCGCGATCAATGGACCGATAATCCCGACGGCACGATCGAACGGCGCATCCTCGAAATCGATGAGTTACTCGACGTCAGCCCGGTGACCTATCCGTTCTATGACGCGGCAAGCTCCTCAGTGCGCTCGCTGCCCGACTCACTACCCGCTGAGTTCCGTTCGCGCTTCGAACAGCGCGACATCGATGCGACCACATTCCCGCCCAAGCAAGACCCGACGGCCGTCGATGATGCCTGGCGAGTAAAAACCGACCTCCTGCTCCGACTCGCCGACGCTCAGTAACGACTCCCCCAACTTCCACCGCTCCATAAACACCGTGCCCTCTGGGTGCGGCAACCCCCGTTGCACCCCAAGGAAACTTCATGAACTATCGCGACACCGTAACAAAGCGCAACAAGCTCCTCCTGGATGCCCGCACCGCGATGCAGGCCGAGACCGTCGATGCCGAGACCCGCACCCGCGTCGATCAGATGCTCACCGAGGCCAACGCCCTGAAGGCAGACATCGAGCGTATGGAAGCATCCGCCGAATCCGAGGAGCGTGCGCTCCCCACCAACACTCCTCCCCGTGGCTCGATCGAGACCACCGGCGCGAAGGATGATCGTTCGACCGAGGAGCGCAATCGCGCTGGCAACATCGCACTGCGCAACATGCTTCGCGGTCAGGCCTTCGAGCAGCGGGATCTCACCGTCGCCGCTAACGGTGGCGTGATGATCCCCGTCGCTGCCGTCGATCCCATCCAGGCCAAGAAGTCCGCTGGCTCCATCATGGACATCGTCCGTCGCCTCCGCACCTCGACCGGCGAGGATGTGCGTCAGCCGCTCTGGGACGACACCAGCAATGGTTTCGTGCTCGACAGCTCGGCGCTGGCGACCACCGACCCCTCTGTCACCGGCGTGACGCTCAAGGTCGATGGCCTGCGCTCCAACCCCATCCTGCTCGACAACAAGCTCGTGCAGGACGTGAGCTACGACCTGCTCTCGGATGTGTACGCGGCCATCAAGCTGCGCTACACGCGCTCCGTATCGCAGTTCATCGTGCAGGGCAACGCAAGCAACTTCACGGCGCTCTCGGCTCCGTCCGCTCTGGTGACCGGCACGATCGGCGTGGTCAAGTATGCGGACCTCGTGGCTCTGCTGTCTGCCCTCGACCCGGCTTACACCTTCAACGCGGTGTGGTCCTTCTCCAACGCAACGCTGGGCGCAATCCTCAACGTCGTCGATGGCTCTGGCCGTCCGATCTTCCTCCCGTTCAACGACGGTGGAACCTCCGGCTTCGTCGGCACGCTGTTCGGCTACCCCGTAAAGATCGACCAGTACGCACCGACGGTTGCGACCGCCAATCTGCCTATCCGCTTTGGTGACCACAGCGCGGCCTACACGCTGCGTGAGGTGGACCCGGGCATCGTGATTAAGACGACCGACCAGCGCTACATCGAGCTTAACCGCCTCGGTGTTGTGGCGTTCGCTCGCGCGGGTGGTGCGCCGACCGTTGTGGCCGCCGCTCCCTCACTCGTCTCGCTCACCGTCAAGTAGTCCTGCAGCATGGGGCGAGGCACCCTCACTCGGGGTGCCTCGCTGCATGCCTCAACATCCCGAGCATCCATGCCTCTCAGCTATCGCGAAACGTCGTCCCCGGCTGTCGAGCCCGTCAGCCTCGCACGCGCAAAGCTACATCTGCGCGTGGACTTCGACGATGACGATAGCTTGATTGCCTCCTACATCGCAGCCGCCCGCCAATACTCCGAACGCGTGATGCAGCGCAGCATCTACGAGCGGACCATGCTCCTGACCCTCGACTACTTCCCGCTCGCGTCGGAGTGCGTCAACGGTGCCGACCAACTTGCGTATGTGAGCAGCTACATCCGCTCGCTCTCCATCATCGTGCCCAAGCCCGGGCTAGTCTCCGTCGAGTCGATCACGTACCTCGACAACACCAATGCTCCCGTGACGCTCCCCCCGTCCTCCTACGTCATCGACACTGTGAGCGAGCCAGGCCGCATCATGCCCGCTCCGGGCACATTCTGGCCCTATCAGAACCAATACCTCCCTGGGCAGGTACGGGTCACCTACACGTCAGGCACCTACGGCGATGGCGTTGAGGTCGACACATGCCCCGCCACAATTAAGATGGCGATCCTCCTGCTCGTCGGGCACTGGTATGCGCATCGTGAGGCTGTCACAGACAAGTCCATGACCAATCTTCCGCTCGCTGTGGACTCCCTCCTCGCGGGCGAAACGATCGAGAGTGTCTATGCCTAGTGGACTCGCCGCCGGTGAACTCAACCGCCGCATCTCGATCGAAGCTCCGTCCACCGCAACCGACTCCTACGGACAGCCTGCGCAGACCTGGATGACCCTGCTCAGCACTTGGGCATGTATCCGCGCAATCACCTCCAGAGAGGTCTACGCGCTCGGAGCTGGCTTCACCTCGCAGGTCTCCCACAAGATCGTCCTCCGCTTCACGCCTACGACCATCACCACCGCGATGCGCGTCGCCTACCGTGATCGCACCTTCGTCATCCAGGCCATCTCCGACCCCGATGAGGATCGCCGCGAGCTCAACCTGATCGTCCTGGAGCTGTCCAAATGATCGAGTCCGGACTCCACGCGCTCATCACCGCCGACTCCCGTTTCGCAAAGCTTGCCTCGGACCGCCTCTATCCTCTATTGCTCCCCGAGGCCGCCGCGCTCCCCTCGGCAACGTACCAGCTCATCTCCTCTGTGCCGGAGTACACCAACGACGGCCCCACGCGAATGGTCAAGGCGCGTGTGCAGATCGATGTCTGGTCAGACTCATACGCGACCTGCAAGACGCTGACCGACGCGCTCCGCGTGCTCCTCGACGGCTTCACCGGCACACTGCCAAACGGCGTCGCTGTCTCCAACATCATCCGAGACAACTCCAGCGATTACATCGAGCCCGTCTCACGGCTCTATCGAGTGCAGACCGATTGGCTCGTGATCTACGACGAGCAGTAACCCCCCGCTCCATCCTCCGCAATCCTCCGCACCACCCCAACCGCGCCCCCAGCGCGGCGATCCCACCTGCTCCACAAGGACCTCACATGGCAACAAAGTTCATCCTCGGCAAAGGCTCTACCTTCTCCATCTCCACGGATGGCACCCTTTTCACGCCCGTAAAGCAGTTGAAGACTGTCCAGTTCTCCGGCGGCAAGTCCGACCTCGAAGACGTCAGCAACATGGACAGTCCTGGTGCGTTCCGCGAGTTTGCGCCCACGCTGCTCGACGCAGGTCAGGCAGCCGTCAACGGTGTCTTCAACCCCGGCGACCCGGGCCAACTCGCATTCAACGCGGCGTTCGTAGCGCAGACGCTTGTCCATTGCAAGCTTCAGTTCGCGCCCGCCGCAGGCGACAGCACCGGCTTCCTCCGGACCTTCGCTGGCTACGTCACGGAGAACAACTTGGACGCGCAGTTCGACAAGAGCTCGACCTTAGCCGCCACCGTCAAGATCACCGGCCCCATCACCGACACCCCAGGCAGCTAAGGACTAACCGCACATGGAAGCCACAGTAGCGGGGCAGCCCGGGCTCGACCCGACGCTGCCCAACGTTTCACTCATCCTCGGCGGAGTTGAACGACATCTCGTGTTCGACTTCAACGCGATCGTGCTCGCCGAGAAACACACAGGCGTCAATCTCCTGAAGGCGATCGTCGCCGAAGTCGATGCGACCAACCTCCGCGCTCTGCTCTGGTCGGCGCTCGTAAGAGAGAACCCAAAGCTCACGCTGGATGAGGTCGGCACCTGGATCTCGATGCGCAATGCAGGGGTCATCCGACAGGCGCTCGTCACCGCATGGTTTGGCTCCATTGAAGAGCCGACAGAAGGCGATGGAACACAGGGGGAAGCACAGGCTCAGACGACAACGGTCTGAGCCTTTCCCATTTCTGGTCGCGTGCTCGCTATGACCTGCGCCTATCCGACGCAGAGTTTTATGCGCTCACGCCGCGCCAGTTTTCGCTGCTGGCCGCGCGGTACGCGCAAGAACTCCAGCATCGCGAGATGTGCGCTGCATTCACGACAGCAGCAGTCATCAACCACTCCATAAATCCGCCCGAGAAGGCAGTGACGCCGCTGGACTTCATGCCGAATCACCGGGCACACGAACGCGAACCCGAGTTGACCGACGACGAAATCGAGGAGCGCAGCGATTACCAAGTGCGCGTCCTGAACATGGCAGCAAAGCTCAAAGCGCAACAGAGGCCCAACGCACCCGATGGACAATGAATTTGCCAACCTCATCGCCAAGATGGACGGCGTGAAGGGCGAGCAGCTCAAGAAGGCGCAACGCAAAGCCCTCAGAGCAGTCGGCGATATCGTCAAGACGGCCATCGTCGAGCATGCGCCTGAGAGAGTTTCGGATACGCCGTCGGGGACGGCCCTGGCTCCCGGTGCGCTCAAAGCCGACATTCGCGCCCGCGTACACATTGCCGCCGACGAGAAGATGGCCACCGACACATCGCGCGTGACGATCGGACCCGGCAAAGCCACCGCGCATGTTGCCCGTTGGGTCGAAAACGGACACGCCAACTCGAAGGCGGTGAAGGGTGCGAAGAACACCCCTGCCCATCCCTTCATCCGCCCCGCCGCAGATGCGGTAAAGCAAACAACGATCGACGAGTACGAAGCGATCATGACCGCAGAAATACAGAAGGTAATGAATGCCTAGTTCGGTAAATGTGGTGTTCAACGCCGACACCGGTCAGTACGTCGCGAACGTCGACAAGGGTTCCGCCGCTGTAGTCCGCTCCGCCGAGGCCGTCGCCAAAGCAAAGAACGAAATCACCGCGTCCTTCAAGATGCAGATCGAGGCCGCGAAGCAAGTCGGCGCGTCGCATCAGGAGCTCGAAGCGATCCAACGCCGCGCGGCCACGATGATGGCCAACGTATCCGAGGGAAACGCGACGCGCGTCGTCAACGCTCTCGATCGCATCGCGACGAAGAGCAAGCGGGTCGCAGCCGAGCTCGGCAACCTTAAGATCGCAGCGCCTCTCCCCGGCGGCTCTGGTCATCAAGTCTCCGACCGCATGGCCGCGAGTGCCACTGTGCGCGGCCTGGAGACCGGCAACCCAGGTATTCGCTCCGTCGAGAATTTCATCACCACCATTCCCGGTGCTGCTGCCGCGATGCAGTCTCTGTTCCCGATCATCGGCGCTGCGGGTCTCGCTGGCCTTCTCGTTGACATGGGAATCGCGGGATACGAGGCGTTCGAGAAGGTGCGTAAAGCAGCGGAGGTCACGCGCGACTCCTTCGGCGCCCTCCACGACAAGTCGATGGTCTTCATCGATGACAAGGAAATTGAAAACCAGAAGATTCAGGACCAGATAAACAAGATTTCCGGGAAGCCGAACAACGGAATTGCTGTCGCTTTGCTGGAAGCAAAGAAAATGGCCGACCAGTTCCTGGTGTCGCTCCAGGCCGATCGCAAGGAAATTGAAGGCATCTTCAAGGAGCACGACACCGGCACGTTCGGTGCGGCTCTGTCATTCTTCGGCATCGGGACACATAGCACCAAGACCCAAGAGAAAGAGATTGGTGAGGATTACGCGAAACTCCTGCGTGCCACACGTGCCGCGAAGGAACAGTACACGAATGACCTCAAAGCTGCGCCCGATGATGCCGCGCGTGAAGGCGTTACCCAGGCCTACAACGCGAAGACGACTCAGCTCATCGACTCGCAGATTGCAACCTACAAGAAAGAAATCAAGCGGCTCAAAGACAACACCTTTGGCATCAATGGGATCAGCAATGACCCGTCAGGTCAGATTGCTAACCTCGAAGGCGTCATCGACGTGCTTGCGAATCGTAAGTCCGCAACGCTGATTGACGAGAGCATCTACAGCGGGAACAAGAAGCTCGGTGGTCTGAAGCAGAACAAAGAAGATGACGAGGCCGCGCGTAAGGCTGCTGAGAAGCAGCGCGAACAGTGGGACATCGAACATGATCTCTGGGAGCAGGCCGCGCAGCGGTCTACAGCCGATGAAGTTGCGTTCTGGACGGGCAAGGTCAACGCTGTTGGCGTCGGTTCGCTGAACTACAAGACCGCGCTCGACACGCAGACCGAGGCCATCCGCACCCAGCGCACAAAGGACGCCGAGGCCGCGAAGCAATCGGCTGCCAAGGCTCTGAAGGACCAGCGCGAGGCATGGGATGTCGACCACGACGCATGGACACAGGCCGGTCATCGCACCGCCGCTGACGAGGCTGATTACTGGGGCATTCGCACCCTCGAAGCAGAAACTGGCTCCGAGAATTATAAGGCCGCATACGACAAGATGACCGCAGCGCTCCTGGCCGCACAACGTGCCGAGGAGGAGGCTTCCCGGACTCGCAACAAAGCGATCGAGCAGCAGAACACCCAGCGTGCCGCCCTGGCTCAGGCCTCGCTCGCGATCCAGGAGCAGACCGGCCAGATTTCGCGTCACGATGCTGCGCTGCAATTGGCGAGCATCCACGCCGAACTCTACCGGCAGCAATTGGCCGCGCTCCAGAACGAACTGCGCAACCAGAAGGCCATCGATCCCAACTCTGCGGCGTCAATCAACGCGCAGGGCGCGATCGACAAGGCCGCTGCGGACCGCAAGGTGCAGGTCATGCAGGACGCGGCGAACGCCGCCGCGACTACATGGCAGGGTGCGCTCAAGAACGCCAACGCCGTCTGGGTGCAGGACGCGCAGGACTCCGCAAAGCAGGTCACTCAGTTGTTCGAGCAGGCGATCAATGGTCTGAACGATAACCTCGCGAACCTCATGGTTGGAGACAAGAGCAACTTCGCGGGCATGTTCAAAGGCATCGGCAAGACGCTTGCGAATGACTCGCTCAAGCGGCTAGAAGCGCCTGTGCTCGGCGCTCTCGGCATGGGTAAGGCCGATGGCTCCACGAATAATCCGTTCTACGTCAAGATCGTGAACGGCATCGGTGGCAACGCTGGCGCTGGCTGGCTGTCAGGCTTGCTCGGCGGCGGCTCTGGTGACGATTCGGGTGATAGCTCGTCCGGCGGCAAGTCTTCGGGCGGCGGGTTCCTCAGCACCGTAGGTAGTTTCATCGGCTCGATGTTCGGCGGTCACTTCGCTCTTGGTGGAAACGTTCAGGCCGGTGTGCCGATCGATGTCGGCGAGATGGGACGCGAGACCTTTGTTCCGCAGACCAACGGCACCATCGTTCCGCATAACAAGCTCGGCGGCAGTGTGGCTTACTACACGGTCAACGTCGCCAACGGCGTCACGCCAGAGCAGATGCGGATGCACATGAACGATGCGCTCCGTGAGTTCCACCCCGTCGTCATCGGCGATTCGATCAAGGCCAACCGCGCATACCAACAGCGCAACCCCTCCTCCGCACGATAGCTCACACTTCAACCCAATCAAAGCCCCTGCTCACGCGGGGGCTTCGGATTTAAGGCTCCCCACTCATGGCTAGAGGCTTCACCACTGTCACAGGCTCCCACCTGACTGACGCGACCGGCACGGTCATCGCGCACGCGACCATCTACTTCCGTCCCGTCGACAACCAAGGCCGCACGATCTCTTTCCGCGTTGGCGGGACCGGCAACGGGCAGGTGTTGGCAGAAGCCGTTTCAGCCACCGTCGCCGATGGCGCATTCACCATAGTCCTCGCCGACACGACTGAGACCTCCCCGGTCAACGTCGGCTACTCCGTGATGGTTATCGACAACCTGACGGGGAACAGCGTGCTCGGCTCCGGCTATGAATGCGTGCAGCCCAGTGGGGATACATGGAACTTCGACACGTATGTTCCGAACTCCGTGCCCCAGGCCGTGATGCAGGTCGGCGCTCCCGGTCCTCCGCTGCTGCCTCGCGGTGCATATGCCTCCGGCTCGAACTACGCAGAAGGAGATGTGGTCACCGAAAACGGTTCCAGCTACATCTCCCTTATCGATACGAACATTGGGCACGACCCCGCGACCTCGCCGTCGCAATGGATGCTGCTGGCGGCACAGGGCCCAGCAGGAACGAACGGCACGAATGGAGCCAACGGCAGCAACGGCACGAACGGAACCCTCGATGCCAGCGGT